GGGTTTTTCCTATACCTACGCTTAAATACCCCGTCTCCAAAAACTCTCCGTCCGGGCCACTTGACCAGTAATCCGGACCAACTACCCAGGACTGAGTCGAGCCATTCCAGCAGATCGTAGCTTTTTCGTACAACCCCGCGCTAAGATCGACATCGCTGAGATCGTCGAGCCTGAACAGACCGGCCTCGTCGGTAACAAGTAACGTACCGCTGCGGTCGGGAAGGCTGATCAGCCGATCCTCGCTCGGAGGTACGGCCTGAAGCGTAGTGGTGAATTCGGAGCCGGGCAGATTCAGCTCGCCAAATACATCAAGGCCCGACCCGCTCACCGTGGCCTTCTTGACCCCACCGATCCCGACGGAGATGTTACTCGGCGCCGACCGGTACAGGCCGCTTCCAGGCTCCGAGGTGAATGAGAGTGACGGGGCTGTAACCGTACCATCGGAGACTCTGGCCTGACCCTGCACGGTCAGTGACTGGGAGAGGGTGAGGTTGGCGAACTCGACGTTCGCGTTCGTTGCCACACCCTGGCCGATGGAGATTTGACCGTTTGAAAGTGTTACGCCCGTACCACCACTGAAATGTGCGCGGACCTCCGCCGCGCTCGGGCCCGTGTACGTGAGAGCGCCGGTGACCGAGTTGTAAACCAACGACCCATCGCCACCGGCGTCGGTTACGCTCAGAACAGGTCCGCCACCCCCTTCTCCCGTGGTCTTAAGGACCAGGTCGGTGTCCGCGATCCCCGTCTTCCACCAGTACTCAACGATCAGAGTCGTACCGATACCAACGGTCAGGCCGAGGTGTCTGTTGACCTCGGCAACCGAATTCTTCGCCAGCTCCAGCGTGCTGTAGGGTCCGTATCTATTGTCTAGGGCCTTCGGCGCGTAGACCTGGACGTTATCGTTGAGTAGGATTGCCATCGTTCTAGTTTTCTCTTAGCATTGGGGTTCGATACGTCGGAATTTTTTTAGCTATAACCTGCCGGCCAGATCTGACCGGTGTCGCGCAGAACCACGGTCAACTGGGAGACGATGACAGGGTCGAAACCCGCGGTTACGTACGTAATGGACGGTCTGAGTACGTCGGAATACACGGGGTTGAGTCCGCTTATCTGTCCACTGAAGCCAGGCGGAGAGTGCAGCCATGGAACCCCACCTGATTCTCTGAAATACTGGACCGGCCCGTCACTGAATGAGTAGTCCTGCCCACCACTTACGCTCTGAGCCGTGGTTATTGTGAAATGCTGGACCGGGCCGATAAGCCAGGAGTACGACTGGCCGCCACTTATACTCTGAGCCGTGGTTATTGTCATCAGATCGTACGAGCTAGGAACACAGGGTTAGATGTAACTCCCTGAGCCGCGTTTCCGTTAAGGAAGTGAAGGATCTCGTACTCCTCGACCCCCGGTGTTACCGTAGCGTTATCTTGAATAGCAAGAAGATTGCTATTTTTGATCATAGTAACTCCGAAGTCGCCGGGAAGCGGCGTAGTGATAACCGAGTTGGGAACCATTCCGGTATACACAGGGTTGAAGCCAGATGGCGGGATAGAGGGGTTAGCAAACGTATTCCAGCTTGGCAAAATATAACCCGAATCTGGAGTAGTGTAGCCGCCATAGTCGGCGTAACTTGGGGCTAAAGCAAAAATGTTCATTGTTGCAGGACTGCCATAACCATTGGTGCCAGCATTTAGCTGACTCCCTAAAAACAGATCGCGCCTTGTTCGGTAAACTGACAAGAAATGTATGCTCTGAGAAGACGGGGCGACTCGCCAAATTCCGGAGTGGTAGCCGTAGTCCAGGTCGTAGAAAGATCTAAACGCTGTGTCCGAAGGATCGATCGTAAAGTTGTTGTGCGCAAATCCGCTCCGAAGGACGAAGAAGCTTCTGGTCCCCGAAGTGTACCGGGTAAGTGAGCAACTGATAGAGTTGGAGATAGTCAGAAGTAGTGGGACATCGCTCATGTCCGTCATATTCTGAACTCTCCAGTCCACGTACTGAACACCGTCCGGGCGATGATTAAGCGCATCCCATACCGGCGCCGTTCTCATCCACACCCCGACTCCGTCGATCGTAAACCAGTAATAGGTCTTACCGTAATCCTTAGCAGCGTTATAGGTTACTTCGAGGATACGGTGCTCACGACCACCTCCGGTAAACGAGTCGTACCACGCGGTCATCAGACCGGCGTCTATGAACGCGGACTCGAAAAAGTCGCAGACCGTAGTCACGGTCCAGGGTGCGACTGCTGCGTAAGCCTGCTTGTCAACTGCCATGATTATTCCTCCAGGGGTAGGGTGGTTAGGGTCAGAGTGATTTGAGTAGAACTGCCACTTCTGTTGATAATTCTACCGTAGACTAGGCCGGTATTATCTCCTCGCAGAGTGGGAATAGGGTTCTGGACGATAATCTCCCCCGGAACAACCGTAACGTTCTCGGAGTAAGGTTTTGCGTCTCCGAGGTTAATCATCGACTGAAGCGGACCGCCCGGACCGCCTCGTGTGTCCGCTGAGCGCTGGGCGCTGGAGCGGTAGAATCTCAGCCAGGAAGGAACCGAGATCTCGACTGACAGGAGTTCGGAAACTTGACCGAGACCCGCGATAAAGTCCTCGGCTTCGAGGTTTGCCAGTACTGATGTTGTGTACGTAGTGGTGGCTGGGACGAGAACGTCTCCGCTCGAGGCCGCTACGATCCGCCCCTTCTGATCGACTGTGATATTCGCAAAAAGATATTCCCCCGGAGTCACCTCCGTATCCGGCAGCGGGGGGTTTTTAGGAACCAGGTCGTTATCCCCCACTCCGGCTTCCCACCAGTACTCCACGAGCGACGTGGTGCCCACGGCCACTGTCATTCCGACATGTCTTTCCACCCCGGGCACCGAACTTTTCGCCAGCTCCAGCGTGCTGTAGGGCCCGTACTTGTCGTCCATGATCTTAGGAGCATAGACATGAACGTTGTCGTTGAGTATAATTGCCATTGTGTTAGTTGTTCCGAAGTTCCATAACACCGCCCGTAGTAGTGGCGTAGTTAGATACGTAGACCCTGTAACTCACCCCGGCCCAGTAGGACAACGAGCTATTAAACGCCTGAGTGGCCGATGCGCCGAATAGGTCGGTTGGAGAACCGATACTTCCGTTGTTTATCACCGTATTGTACCACTTTGTCTTGGTTGTCGACGAAGTTGGGTGGGCGAACCACAAGTACTGAGCCGAAGCTCCGAAAGTAACGGAAAGAGTGTTGGCCGAAGACTCCACGACTTTGTTGGCCGCGGCGTTGCCACTACTCACCAGCACCGCAATCTGCGCTGCGGTCAGCGATGTGCTGGAGACTCCCCAGAAGTACGGGTATACGCCGGTCACGGTCGGCGAGCTGGTTGTGTCCGCCACACTTCCTGCGGCTCTGAGCGAATCGAGGTTAGTGGCTGGGACCAGGCCGGAGTCGTAGTAGACGCCCGTACCAACTCCGTGAAAAGCCGTCACCGCCCAGTTATTCGTCCCGCTCTGCACCGTATTGGTGACGGACAGCGTATTGCCGGGCTGATCGGTCTGGGAAATCCCGGTTCCCGTAAAGCTATACGAAGTGGCCGCACCGACCAGAACAGGGCCGGGGCTACCATCTCCGTTTACTATCTGACCCCGACCAAACGTCGCGGTCAGCACACGGGATATAGTACGTCCGATTTCCAGAGTTCCGGAGTCTCCGCTGACTGTCAGATTCACCGACTTACCCGACCCGACCGTGGCGGGTGAGACCGGGAAAAGTATGGCATCCAAGACCTCAACAATGTTCCGAGTTTTCCAAGTCGAGGCAAGGGTGGCCGGAGCTCCGCCAACCGGAACAGAGAGCCGGTTATCAGCGACAAGCGTATTGTACGCCGTACTTAACACATTACTGTTCAGTACAAGGCCGTGGTTTTGTAAAATGCTAATTGCCTGGCCATTCCCCTCCACATAAGACTGCAGGAATGAATACGGCACAGCGTCGGAATCATCGACCGGGTCGGCTACGCCGCTTATTCTTCTACTCTGCACGTCCAGAGCCACTGATCCGGCCAATGTAAGCTGCCCGATAGTGACTTTGTTCTCAAACGTAGCGTTTCCGCTGCTGCTTATGTATGCGACCGTGCTGCCCGAGCTATTTAACCACTCCGAGATTCGGAGGTTTGTAGCCGAACCTCTTATCGTAAGTGCGACGGTGTTGTTGTTACCCGGATTTATTATATTCGGCTGCAGAGTGGTTGGAACTTTGCGCAAATAGTTATTAAAATTCTGATTTATCGCACTAACTAACGAATTTACTTCGGACTTCGTATATGTATTTGCCAGAGTCGCATACAGAGCGAACTGGTTGTCCAGATAAGTCCGGGTGTATACCTGGCTCAGGTTAGCTTTGGCATTTAAAAGCTGATTTATCTCAGCCTTGGTGTATAAATCGCTTATTCCGCCCAGGTTAGGGGTACAAGACTTGCTGAAATTTTTAGACGACATTACGCGCTCGGCCCCGCTCCTAATCTGCTTTCAACTGGCGCGCAGATCAAATCATTGTTTCCCGAGCTAAGTGATACTTTGACCCGGCCCGGGCGATTACAGGGTGCGGATTCGGACAAACACTTGTTGGGTTTGCCATTGACCACACAGTACAGCTTTTCCCAATACTGACGAGGGGGCGGACTATTGATCGACTGGGGCGGAACATCATCGGTCGCCACATAGACGCAGGTATAGTCTCCGCAGCCCGAGTCGTACAGTACGACCGAGCCGACTTCGTAGACATACGGCTTTTCGATCTTCGCATCCGACCACATATCCGAGTCCGGGTCAGTCAGGTCGGACCCCCAAGCCGAATCAAACTCTTTCCAACGTGTCAGGAACGGGCGCGGTTCGTAATACCCGTAATCAGCCAGAACCTGGTCGATTGTTGGCAGACCGACCGGCTCGGTCGTACTGACCGAGCACACAACTTCCCACTGTGCGGGGTTAAATGCTCCGGCCGGCGGAGCTATGTTTACCAATGCGCGGTAGACCACGGTACGATAGCCGTCATTCTCCGATCTGACTATCTCGTCTCCGACTCTGTACGCGTACTGGTCGATATATTTTGCTACACCCCACTTCTCATCGCTCAGCGAGTTTTCGTAACCCCAAGCAATATCGATATTGCCCCATTTCCTAAATATCCCGTTTGTCGGATCGTAAGACCGGTAGGTCTGAAACAACTCGTTAGCGTCTCGTTCGCACGTATTTAGGTACGCCGAAGTACACGAGGTGTCGACAATATCGGACACCTCAATACCCTTCGACGCCAAGGCCTGAAGCTGCGACGCAGTAAAGCAGCTAGGAGGCTGCCCTCCAAAAGCCTTGGCCGCCACTTTTTAGACCTCAGGAGAACCGGAAGTTGTCGGAAACCAGAGTTAATTCGAGCGTGCTCGGGTTACCACTGGTCCGGTCGACTTGACCGAAAGTGAGCGAAGAAAGCTGAGCGTCGAGCAGCAGAAGCTGACGGCTACCGAGACGCTGCGGGTTTTCACCACAGGTGACCGGAGTCACACTGACAGTGATGAAATCGCAATTTCCCGTAGTCCAGAAGTCGACGATTTCGTCGTGCTTTGTAGGATCGAAAGGAGTGGACAGAGTCATTTCCTTGATCACTTTGGGGCCGCGAAGATTGTAGATCCGCTGTCTAACACCATCAGCGTACTGAGTGGTGGTAGCGGTATCAGACAGCCCGGTAAACGAAGTGAAGTAAAGGGACATCCACGGAGAAGCCTGGACCAGATACTGTGACTGGGTAATCGGACGAATCTGTAGCATTTTAATAACGAGGTTTTATGGAGTTGTGTATCTCCGCCTAAACTGCTTTCAACTATAGTACGGAGCGAAATGTGACCAGTACCCTGTTGACTCGGGGTTCAGTACTACGCACTCATGATGTACGTGATGACGGTTGAGGCGGTAAGAGAGCAGGTAGATAGAAATGAGTCGGGACACCTGGTCAGGTGTAAAGTCCTCGCTACGAATAGCGATGTTCTCGAATTCCTGCAGGTCCCGACGAAGCTCGAAGTGCTCGGACGGAATTATACGATGAGACCCTCTGATCTCGTCGAGTAAACGCTTAGTAACAAAGACTATGTCGCCTGGCGAAGTATACTCGTCTATATCTATCCGTGAAGACTCGGCATTCGTACTACTTATACCCGTAGCAATACGGTCCCAGCCGACTTCATCAATACCGCCTTGCGAGAAACGCTCGGCGATGACCTTGGAAACTTTGTCCTTCGTAGTTTTGTCCTTGAGGTCACCGTTCTCATCGAATTCGGTAAAGTCGAGGTTCTCGGCCGAAACCGGGACCACACTGGACACCATTCGACCAATCGCGCTTTCTCCCAGAACCGGCCCGGTTTCCTTGCTCTCCGACATGCCCGGCATGCCCGCATCCATCGCGGGCATTTCCGATTTCTCAAGCGACGGGATCTCCAGCTTGTCTCTGACCCAGTCCAGGTCGGTGACCGTATAGCCGATAGCCTGAAGCTGAGTCAGCATCTGGACCACTTTGACCGGGTCTTCGCGCTGCTCAAGGTCTTCGAAGTTACGGCGAAGGCGGGGAACCGAAGCGCCGGGGTAATTGAGCTCGACAATCCATCGTATCAGCGTGGCGTTAAGAGTTTCGTCGAGTTCTTCGCTAAAAGCCTTGGCCTTTCTCATCCTCACGCTGTCGGCCACGGAGTCACGCGCATACGACCCGGTCGAGCCGGTATCCTGGCCCACAGTCGACTCGCCGTTGACAAGAAAACTGATCTGCTGGTCGATGTAGGTTACCAGGCTTTGGTAGATTTCCGGCTTACCCGCACCGCCTTCCAGCCACTTCACATCCATTTCATCAGGCAAGACGATCGATGTCTCTTGCCCCAACCTCTGCAGCGCGGTCAAGAGCGAATTGATCTCTTCTTCCGGCGTACCCAGGCTAAACTTGCCCACCGCGGTCGGTGTGGTGTGTTTGTCGGCGTACTGGAGCCAAAAACTCATCAGCGTACGGCGAAACTCTACGAGGCTGTAGAGTTGACGGCCCAGACCGGTGCCGTACGGGTCCATGTTGTTGCTGTAGGCCCAGTGCCGATGGATCACCATGCTCCGGAGCGGAACAGCCAGACCTTCTACGGCAGACTGAATCGTAATAACCCGCGGACTGATCGAACCGTCTTCGTTCAAAATGAACTGGATACGGCGAGGGTCTCGAATCTTGATTTCTGAAGGCACGATGTAGCTTCCCTGCCTCATCCAGCAGATCTCGCCAATACTGATTCCGAGGATCAGCGATTCGCACATTCCGCGTACAAAAGCATCGAAGCCGGAGTTCGAACTGACCAGCATGTCACGACCCCGGCTTTGCCTGGTGTTCGAACCCATGTGATAGATGGCCTGACGAACAAACTCGGCCACTTCTTCGTCACGGTCGGTATCTGAAGCCGGAAATACTTCCCATTTACGCTGAATTATCTCGCCAACCAGCTTTTCCCAAGCCGCTATGACCGAACTGTCATTGAACAACCGAGTATAGTGCTCGATTGCACGCGGACCGCCGCCAGCCTCTTCGATGAGAATGTCATCGCGCCGAGGCAGAATCGCTCCGGTCAGTACGGTCGGCAGTCCGCCCCAGGTGTACGGGTCGGATTTATAACCGGCCAGATTACCCTGACTTACCCCGAGCGAGTAAAGACGGTCGTTGTATCCAGTCTTTACGACACGTTTAGGGGTCTGATCTTCATCGGACGACATGGGTAATGCTACTACTCTTCCGAGCTTTCAACGCGAGAATGGTACACGACGTCGAGATTTAGTATGGTGTCGTACAATTGTTCGCGACTTATCTGACCGTTTTCGTACATTTCAATTGTTTCTTCCGCACCCTCGACACAGACTCCGTACTTCGAGTCGGTCAGCAGATTGACGCCCTCCATGATCTCTGTGCTGTTCGGAGACGGAGCTCCATCCTTTTTAAGTCGTCTCGCCATTGGACTAGATAAGTAGGTAGGTGTTGTTGCCACCTTTGCTGCCAACCCTCAACATGGCTGAGTTCGGTAGGTGGGTGGTTCTTGAACTCTCTTCGTAACAAGTAAATCGCCGCTTCAACGAACTGTTCGTTATTCTGTTCGAACGAACGAGCAAACGCAGACGGTTCGATGTGTGCGTAGTGCTTTTGAAGCTCGACGAATAACGGCGAGCTCGTTATGCACTGAGTCTTTATTGTATCACAATCGAGCCGTAATGCGTCGAGTTGTTCGTAAATAAGGCGTTGGTCCCAAGTGTCCTCGGACTCTCTGACCATGTCTGCCGCTTTCATGACCCTCAACTTCCCGTGCTTCTCGACCATCTTGGCCAGCTCGTCGGCGAAGCCGAGCGTGGTCTTGGAGTCCTTGGCTTTAGGCCAACGCCCCATACGCCGTCCACACCACGAAGCGGAGATGAAAAACGCAAGGATCTGGATTGAAACTTGATCGGGATTATCGATCTGTTTCGCCCGTATCAACGCGCCGCTGCTGACCCGCGACTTCGCAATCGAACCAATATGGTTAGGATCGCACTGCCCGGCCGATGTGTCCGAGTTGAAGTCCAGGTCGTCGTTCGGATTAACCTCTGACGACCCGGTCTCCAAAGCTTTCATCTCCCTCTCATGTCTGTGATTCTCCCGAGTCTTCCACTTGTCGTGCTCGAGCACTTCTTTCAACATTTCTGGAGTCAGATTTAGCCGACTTAGGTCGGCTAGCTGCTTTAGCAGATCCGGTGTCATCTCTCAATCTTAGTGGGTCGTTCTGGGCCATGATGAGCACATCGCGGTAAGTCCAGGAAAAAATAAGACGAGTCACAGAATGGGCGGGCAGCCTGGCCGAGTCGACTCCGCGGAACATCAGGCTGTTCAGTTCGAACTGGGGCGAAGCGCCGGGTTCGTCGTACAGGATGATTCGGGTTGACTGGGGGTCCGTAACCGCCATAGCAGCGTGGAGATGGGACAGAACGGCGTGGTCGTAGCCGCAGAACACGATGTACGCGTAATTGCCGTAGACCACGGGCTGACCGGGCAGAAGGTCGACCCTGACCACTTCGACTTTTTCGATTTGTTCCAGAGTTGTGTAGAGATGGTCGGTCATTCGAGTCAGATCGGGACTCCGATCTGCTGTAGACATAAGAGCGATACGGATCATGGTGTAAACAGGCTGGTCGTTGAAAGCCCTGTAGTAGTATTATAGCACGAGCCTTGTGGATCAAGTAACCGAACTGGTGCGCGAACGTATCGGTATTATCGTGACTCGCGGACTAGATTCTTATGGTTACTTTTCCGTAGAGACGGAGAAAAGAAAGTTTTACGACTTCGCGAGGTGGTTGGTACTGGAGATTACGGGTCGCATAGACCGTGGCGAAGTTGTCACTCTGACTCCGTTAAAAAATAAGGTAATCATCGACCTTTTTACTACGGGTTTCGGACCGGCCTTCGCTTCCGAACTGTTCGGACTGATCTGGTCAAAGCTGTACGCCGAAGTAGAATTCGAAGAAATAAGAGACAATCTGACCGTATCGAAATACAGACGGTACGAAGCTCTGCTGACCGAGCTATTGGCCGATCCGATCAATCTGTACAGGCAGAGTATAGCGGAGTATCTGGGCACGATAACCGAATACAGTGAGGCCGATGTGGCGATTGATCTGGGTCCGAGTAAGTCTAGACTGCTGAAATCGAACCGTACGGCGTCGTATCCCGAGCTCTTTAGGTCGCGGATACGTAAACCATTCGCACAAGTATTCAAATCGAACGTAGAAAGTCGAGCGAAAGTGGTAAAAACAGCGGCCACCGACGTCAACTCGATAATCTCGGACTCTAAATTAAATACCGAACTGCCCGAAGTAAACGAAGACCTACTCGTTGCGACTTTTTCGGGAGAGGGGAGGAAAATATACGCGGACATCAAGAATCTGTACAACTATTTTCTCGATTTTGGCGGGTATGGCGGGTCGATTAACGACTCGATCGAGTATCAGTTCAAGTACTACGAGTACTTTATGGCTATGTGCTACGGACGTACGTTGAGTAATACGGCGCTAGGCGGAGATTTTGGCAACTTTGAACAAATTTACGGGTCCCGTACCACAGAGCTTAAGATACACGGACTGAAATTTTTAGAGAACCTGTATTATACGAGGTCGGCCAATCAATCTGACTCTCCGATCAACCCGGTGGCGTCTAAATATCTGAACGGAATTGCTGATCGCTATGTCGCAGAACAAACTGCTCGTACAGACATAATCTCGCTCGTTCTCGAATCGGTATACGTGGAGTGTTTGAAAGTTGGAGACGGGATCAAGGGTATACTGAACTTCCCACCTGAGGGTATCGGAGACACCACGCTGCATTTTGAGTCGTTGGCCCGAATATTTCCCGAATCCTTCGACATGAGTACGAGGTCGAGCGGTCTGACCGGGTCGATTAAGATGCTACTTAGCGCGTATAATTCACTATACGCACTGCTGCAGAAACAGCCCGATATATCTGTATTGTCCGGTAAACTCGAGGGCATTGCGGGTTTACTGCAGAGTTTTACAAAAACAATACGGACTGCAGGGTTTAAACCTGGCGGATATGTCGGATCGCTAAGGCTAACAAGCTACGAACCCCAGTCTGACAAAATACTGGAAAGATTGAAAAAACTAGGATTTAATGACTACGAGGCTCAGCAGATCATGAGTATCACCGACTTCAACGATCTCTTGACCAAATTCGCACCGATTACTGACTCTCAAGACGTAATTTCTTTCTTCCGATCCTACGATCTGACCAAACTTATCTACGAGTTTGGCGGACAAACCGCAATAGATCAGTATGTCGACTTTCTGTACGGAGTAGACGCGGAGAGTTCGTTGTTAAGGGTTCTTAAATTCCTCAATGTCAACCGGTCTGCTGCGTCGAAGATCCGAAGCAGAGAGTATCAAAGACTAATAGGCTACTTAATCACTCTGACCTACGCGGTTGATGCCAATCAACTCGTTCTGCTCGAATCGGTATTGAATAAAAACGACCTTGACATATTCGACTCGATCACGCAGATCGTTCAGCGCGGCATACCTACTATTCTGAAGAAAAAAGAAGATATCGACGTGTTGTCCGGCGTGGTCGCTCAGATCGTAGTACCGGATAACTCGGGATATGAGTACCAAAAACCTATCTGGAACAAGTTAATCGAGCAATCGGCCGGAAACGCAAAGCACGAAGATCTGAGCGGAATGTATGACCGTATGGAAGGGATTACGCCGGTCGAACTGTACGAGATTCTCGGTCGACCCAGTCCGACTTCGCCGCTCGGTAAGATTTTGGACGGTGTGCGGGGCGGACGGCTCAGCTCGCTAATACGCTACTGCAATCTGTTCGGACTTCTTTATTCAGTTTCGCCGTATAAAAACTCCGGACAACTTGTTAACGAGTCGGCCGACTCGTATGTTTCTATTCTCAACCTTGTCGACAACATTGACAAGCTGGTCGACCAGCTTAACGTGGCCAGTTTGGTTATTGCGGAAACATCGAGTAACGAGCGCACAGAGTCTACGTATTCCGACCCCCTTATCAAAGCGCAGAACAAAGAGTTTGCCGCACTAATCGACCTGGTAACCGGAGAGTCGACCAATCCGGGGATAGCGGAGTCTCCGGGGATCGGAAACTCCAGAGTACCGAATGGCGTGAAAATCTCCAACTCACTAACACCCGAAGAAGCCGCGGTGATAAGTCAGACCGGTAAGACTCTGGGTATTTTTACGTCTAAAGGGTCGGATAGTGCGGATGCAGGCAGTTATATCCGGATTTCCGTCTCCAACCTCCTCTCAAACGGAGTATTGGGGCTGCCAAGTAGTGCGGTTACGAGTGGTGAGAACGTATCCGAGTCGATGCAGCCGGTACCGGACTATTCAGTCACCCATACTGTTCCGACCACGACGGTACAGAACGACAAATCGTCGTTCGACCCGGTCGAATCGTGCAAAAAGTTTGGCAGTACGGATTGTACGGAACGAGGATATAATGCGTCGCTACTGTGTAATACAGGGTTCAATAAATCGCTGTACCCGGAAGTCGGGTATGGCCCGGATAGCCCGGACGCATCGGTTCTGCCGGTTGACCGGCCAGTAGGGTCGAAGCTTGAGCGTAACACTACGTATAATGCGGTTAAGCCGGTTCATCCGCAGTACGGGTTCAGTTCGTACGGATTATCCGAACTGAGCCGTAGCAATGTACTTAAGGATAGCGAGATGATGTGTGCGACACTGAAAAACCCGCTCGAATACGGTGCGTGTATGTCAATGCTGAAGTGTAAAAAGTTCAATCCACCGTACGAGAAAAAATACTCTTTCGCCTTCTGTCCTTCTACGCTGCATGGGGGTAGATTAAGATGAACCGTACGCTTTTGTCTTACGCTAAGATGGTGGCGAACTCGGCTATTATCGAGTTCGGAGCTCAGCCCGGGTATTTTAACGGAACTCGCTGCGAGTCGATAGACCGAGCCAGTATAAGGAAACAGCTAATCGATTCGATAGAGATCGAGCTGGCTCAATCGGGCAATATTCGTCCGATTCAGGAGTTCAAATTGACGAATCAGTCGATTACTACGTGGGATGACTACTGGCTGGATAAGGAAGGAAGCTTCATAGTCGATCCGCTGATCGTTCGGGTAAATCTGCAGCGAAATAAGCTGGTCTACGTTAACATGAATACGCCGAGATCGGAGTTGACCGACCTAAACCTAGAAGGGAACACCGAACTTCAGCATTTGTATATCCACGAAGCTCCGAAGCTCGAACGGCTCGATCTATCCGGCTGCACCGGCCTGCAGTACGTGAGTCTGGGCATAAACCGGTCTATAAAAGAGCTGATTGTAAAAGACTGCGGGATGAGTACGGAAACTCTGCAGCAGTTGCTGCGAGACTTCACACCGACCATGACGGCCAACGCGAATCTTAGAGGGGTCGGGGCTTTTCGCAAGACTCATAACACTCTGCTTGACCTGCGAGGGAACCAGATAGACTGGAATAACAGAAAAATTGCGAGTAAAATTCGCCTTCTGCTGACCAATAACTGGGTGGTCAAGTGGGACAATAATCCGCCTACCGAAATCATACCGATCCAGATGTACGGGTTTTTTGTTGAAAGCCGTATAGGAAGAAATTGAATTTGTGGCCGACCTAAGAACCAGATTTATAGAGGACTATGCGGGCGGTCTGCTGAATATCGCGCGTCAAGAACTCTCGAGTACGGGTGAAGTCTTGGCCCAGGACGGGTTTGTAGACAACACCGCGTTGTTTGTTGAAGATGGTCGGGGCGTAAAAAGCGGACTGAGACTGGGTAGTTCGTTGGCCGAATGTATCGACCCGACTACGGAGACCGGACTGCTGAATGTCCGGACTGCTGACCGAACCTATGCGAAGATCAAGGATCTTAAGATCTTCGCTACCGCGGTCGCATCGGCTCAGAGTGCGCTGACCGATTCGGTATCCGAGTCGGTTAGTAATTTTGAAGGTGCGTTTGAGTCGTTAGAGGTTGATTTTCAGTCGTTCCGGTCAGAAATCAATCTGTCAATTGAACAGATAAACAAGTCGTTAGAAGACCAGAGCTCGCTGATAAGCAAAATCAACACTGAAACGGTTCTGCGTATTGATTCGGACGCCGCATCGTTGTCGAACAGGGTCGATATTCTCGAAGAAACCGTAAAAGGCGTACAGATCGTGGCCTCTGAACTTAAATCGTCCGGTTCGACCTTTAAGCTCGAAGATGACGAACTACAGCGGTTCGATATTGAATCAAAATCAAAGTACTACGCGATAACAGAGATTTCAACCAACGTGCCAGCCTGGGTCACGCTGTATACCGATGCGGGGTCGCAAGGTAATGACATCAGAGCACAAGGCGACCCGGCCGCTGTTAACAGCGGAATTATAGTCGATGTGATCACAACGACAGATAACTACGTTCGTAAGTTCATGCCGCTGCTGATTGCGGGATCGGATGAACCGAAATTCTATATCCGCGCAGTTAACCGGTCCAACGTTACGGTTCAGGTCGCCGTAGTTATCAAATATATCCCGCTCTAAATCCCCAACTCTAGCGAGTCGATAACCGACTGTATCGTCTCCGCCGACACTCTGATCACAACGGCCGGACCTATCTTTCTGAGGACATAGAACAGAATCCCTTCGCGTCTTTCTATGTCGTCGACAAACACGCTGCGGAAGGTTTTATCGTGAATGTCCTGCCCACCCAGCAACTCGTACACTGAGTTGGGATCAAAGACCCACATACAATTCGACTGATCGGCCGTAGCGATGTAGAGGGCGAAAGGTGTGTGATTTTTCTCGATATAGTACAAAGACTCCAGTACACCGGCAGGGTCGCCGGACCGCCTGAGCGAATCGACCAGGGTTTTCTTCTCGTTCTCTGTATTAAACACGTTCAGATCCGAACAGACCGGGATTTACCAGAAAGTCCGAGGTTCTTTGCAATAGCTTGGCTCATTTTCTCAGCCAGCTTGCGATCCGACTCGGACAGAGCGGGCCGAGGCTTAACGGATTCGGCGACAGGCTTGACAACCTCGGCGCGGGTTTGGATAGTCGGCGGGAGCGCTAACTTCTCGGAGGAGCTGGGATTCTCGAGTTCCGTCTCCGGATTTTTGTCTTTTTGCCCACTCGTGCCAGGCTGCGATTTGGGCTTTGCTGAAGTTTCCATTGTGCATGACAATTAGTTGCCTAAACTGCTTTCACCGGAGTCCCGGTCTACGTTGATTTTTACTTAAATCACAAAGCGTGTCAGTAGTCAGTCTCTAAGTAGCAGCTCATCAGCGCGATGCCGATGACGCTGCTGGTGCCGCCAACGCTCATCCAGCCACGCGGAGCCAGGAGCGTGGTGTTGGTTGGCATGTTGGTGTTGATCGTGCCAGAAGCTGTGGCTCCGGTGCCGAGATCGGTCACGGTGTAGCTCACCGACTGCGTGCTGCCGGGGGGTGAGAACATCACCAGCTCATAGACCTTGGTGCGGTCTGTTGTTGGCACAGGGAAGCTGGCGCCGAGGTTGACCTTGGTGATTGCACCAGTGCCGCGGTGCATGATCTGGATGTTGGCGTCTGCTGCGTCCCAGCCCATGCCGACGATGTTGGTGATCGTGCTCGGCTCAACGTCGGTCGGCGCAGCAGTGGTGTTGGCCATGCCGACAAAGGCGCGGTTCGTGGTTGTTGCGACGCCGGTGGCTGGCCCCCAGCGGCAGACATAAAAGAAGCCGCCTTCATCCGCAGCAGCGCCGCCGACCGTCCAGCCCAGGTTGGGGTAGCGCCAGCCTGCAACCGCTGTAGTGGCTGCGGCGGTGACGAGATACTCAAGGCGCTGCGTTCGCGTCTGCCTGTTGGTGGTGGCGATGTTGGCGGATGTTGCGGTGCCTGTTGCGGTCAGCGTGGCAGTGCCGACGACGACAGGGGCGTTCGATCCACAGGCGCCCTGCCAGATGCTCACGCGGTTCTGCGCAAATGTCGGCTGCAGTGCAGCAGCGGCCGATGTGGAGCTGTTCTTGAAGCACGGCATGGAGCGGCCGCCGATTGACAGCGCCGCGAGCTTGCTGCCTGCTCCCGGTGCGGTAGCTGCAGTGTTGTTCGCAAGAACCAGATCGCCCTCGTGGATAGTGACATCACTCGCACCACCAAACGCACCGGCATTGTTAAATTGGATCTGACCGCTACTGCCCCCAGGACTGCCACCAACACCCGCTCCGACCTCAACAATGCTCTCCACTCCCGAAACGTCTTTCTTCAGAAAGAGTTTTCCATCGTTCGTGTTAATGGCCAGCTCGCCCAGAGCGAGCTGCGTGGTTGTCGGAACTGCCGACGCAACCGAACTGCGCCGTATTCGTATCGTATTTGCCATTTGGCTCCCCGTTGATTTCTATGTAGAAGGGTTAAGCCCCGTATGTACGGGGCGATTTGGTCTTAGAAAGTTCCGCCGTCCAGATCGAAGCCGGAAGCCGTGCCGTCTTCGAGGAAGGTGACGAGGTCGCTGAGGGCGACCTGGACCATCGTCCCCGCGTCGTTGATAACCATGCGGTCGGCCAGGACCAGGGTCGTCGCAGTCGCGGTGGTCGAGCCGTCGATTACCGCGGCCTCAGTCGAGGTCAGAGCGGCGAGCGAAGTGGCCGTGCCACTGGCCATACCGGCCAGAGTGGCCAGTTCGGCGTCGTAGGCCTGCACGTTCGTCCCGATCACCAGACCGAGGTTTGTACGAGCACCCGCCGCGTCAGCCGCACCCGTGCCGCCATTAGTCAGGGCGAGCGTGCCGGCCAGAGTGACCGCACCGGTCGTAGCGGTGCTGGGGGTCAGGCCGGTTGTTCCGGCGGAGAACGAACTAACCCCGGTCCCGGAGACGGACGAGTTGAACGAGCTGTACCATTGCGTTGTCGACGCCGCATTGAACTCCATCACGCCGTTGACGGCGAGCTGGATGCTGGCGTTGGCGCTTAGCGCGTCGATGATTGCGCCGGATGCCGGAAATATATTGACCGGGTTGGCGCCTTTGTTAACGACGACCACGCGCCGGCCGGTCGTAGCGGTGGGCAGAGTCACGCCGCTCGGGTTCGCCGCCGCTGTGGTAATAACGCTAAGGTCGCTGGTCAGAGCGCCCTGGCCTTGCGCGTTGGTCCCCGCCGTTACGTTGGCCGTTGTGCTGAAGGTCTCCGCGCTCAGTGACGGTGTGGTCAGAGACGGCGACGTACCGAACACCAGAGCGCCAGTTCCCGTCTCGTCGCTGATCGCCGCGGCCAAGTTAGCCGATGTGTCGGAAATACCGTAGCCCGAGAAAGTTGTCGGAGCGGTGCCTGCGGTAACCCGGCCGTAAGTGTCAACAGTAACGGAGCGGTATGTGCCCGCCGTTGCGATACCCGATGTCAGGTTGATCGAATCGACCCCGATTGTCAGCGAACCGCCGCCCGTCGAGGCCACATCGAGTGTATTACCGGTCTTGGTCAGACCGGCCCCTGCCGTGATCTGGCCAGCCCCGGAGAACTGGGCGAATGTCAGCGCCGTAGTACCGAGAACAATGGTGTCGTTGGTCGTCAGTACCCAGCCGCTGTCAGCGTTAACCGTACCTTCTGTCACAAAAGTGAACATACCGCCGGTCACTTCGGAGCCCGGCGTGTTGTCCGCGTCGAGTGCGCGGGTCCAGGCCCCAGCGGCAACGACGTAGATGCCATTGCCAGACGCGGTGGTCTGATCCTTCACCAACACGCGGTCATTGGCCACCAGGACCACGCCGTCGACAGTCTGAGTGCCGCTCAGCGTGATGTTAGCGGTCGTCGCAGCTCTTACGCTGTCCTTGACATCCAGACCGGTCTTAAGCGCATCGACATACGCCTTCGTCGCTGCGTCCTGGGCCCCCGACGGATCGGCCAGGCCGGTAATCCGCTGGTTGTTCAAAGCCACCGACGCCGTAGGCGCCGTCATCTGATCGAGGCGGTTAGTCCGTACTTGCGTATCGAAGTCGCTAATCTTCGCGGCGGTCAGTGTAGGAATATCAGCGGCAACGAGGGAGCGGAAAGTCGGGGCTCCGGCCGAACCGTCAGGCGCGATGAATACTGTATTTGCTGTCTGGCTGGCCAGAGTACCCGTAAGCGTACCCGTCGTGGTGACCGGCGAACCGCTGACCGTGATAAAGCTTGGCAGTGACAGCGCAACGCTGGTCACCGCGTTCGCGCTTGTCAAATACCCCTGCCCTTTGACAAAAGCCGTGCTCGCCGCTTTCGTGCTGTTGTCGGACAGAGTTTGTGTGGTGACGATTACGTCGCCGGTGAACGTCTTGTTGCCCGAAACGGTCTGCGTGCCGCTAAGGCTGAGAAACGCGCCGGTACCGCCAATCGCCGGAATCGTAGTGGCCGTGCCGCCCGCACCGCCCGTACCCTTACCGTAGTAAAGAATATCATCTACTTCGTTAAAAGCCAACTCCGCGTTGGCTAAGCTGGCCGGTGCGCCAGCATTACCACTGGCTCGGCGTTTGATGCGCAGAACGTTAGCCATAGCTAGAAATTGCCCCCGTCAGTGATGGTAAATTTGGTATTAGTAGAGTCGGATAAAAACTTGCCCTGTCCGGAGTTATAAACCGGAATACTTCCTTCCACCGCCGCAGCGGTGTCAAAAATTTCTACTCTATCCTCTAAAGCTTTCAACATTGCGAAAGTCACCGGCTCGTCGTCAGCCAGTGGTTCGGGCAGGTTGACAACTCTGCTGACCCCTCTGAAATCGTAATCTGTATAGATCTCCTTGCTCATCAGATCAGCCTGGCATGTCCGCTAATGGGTAGGTTAAATTCCACACGCAGCGTGTTTCGGGTTATGTGAACTACATAGCCATCAATCTCGTTCCAGTCATCACTGAACAACTCGACAGAAGGGTAGTACCCGAGGTTGTGCGTAATAGTCCAGGTCCTGCGCGGATCGATCTGGTCGTATTCGACAGCTTTGAGGTTATTCCGAACAGTCAGCACGCTAGACGGGGTCTGCGGAACCACAGGTTCGGGCGGAATGATTACGGGCGGACTGACTGCGACCGGCTGATTAAAGTCTTCATAAGACTCCTGGTCGATCGGGTTGATCGTATTCTCTTCTAACAAATTATCAGAATGTAGCGATTCGGAAAGCTGGCGCCTTCTCTCCGACCACGCCTGCCAACCCCAAACGTCTTCGTTCCACGTGACATGGGCGGACTGACCGGCCAAGTCGGCCTGATCTGCACGCTTGTTCCGTCCTGGCCCGGGGTTGACCCGGTTTCGGTTCTGGAAATACTCGGGCTGTCTAAGCATCTGTCTGGTCAACGAACTGGCCTGAGTCTGCTTTGACCGATAGTCGGCTCTGTCGCGCTCGTCGTCCCAATATTCAAATGGATTTTGCTGGACAGCCAAGCTAATCTCCGCTTCTACCTACCTTTCAACGTCTATTACGGTTTTATGGAAAACCGGTTAAGGGTATATGTAAGACCGTTTGTCAACTATGGCTTTATCCTCTAAATCTCTAAGAGACCTTGAAAACGTAGCTCAGCAGGAGGACGACGATTTCGATTTCGGTGACCCCGAGATCGTAACTGTCGAAATCGCGCCGGGTAAATTTCTCTCACTTCAAGAGCCCACGGCATCCGACTTAATCGAGATCGATAAAATCAGTAAGGATAAAAATCTCGACGACATCGACCAGACCTTGAAAATTATCTGCATTCTGCATAGCCCGGAGCCCGGTCATCGCAAACTAAGCATGAAAGATGCGAGAAGGCTGCGGTCAAAACAAATCAAGATGCTGGGTCAGCATATCGGCGACCTGATCGGCATGGAGCGGACCGAGTCCGACATGAAAAGTGACGACGAAGCTGAATCATGACTACACCATAACGTGTACGGATGGGCTTGGAAACTCCGTGTCTTTTCGGGACATCAGCGGTAACGATCTCGAGTATCTCGATTCCTTTAAAGAAGGTGATAAGTTCGTAATTTCAAACGAACGTATATTCGAGATACTCGGCCACCTAAGTACGCCGAGGCGGTTAAATTTTGAACGCATAGTTCCGCGAGCCGTAAGATCGCTGTTCGCCGAAGTTCATAGCCACATACTCTGTAATTACATGTCCAAAGAGATCTGGTTACGGCAGTGCTACTCGATTCAAAACGGCTCGTTTCAGAATATATCGGAAATGGAACGAGTCCCTATGTCCAAATTTGTTGCCATGTGCATGATCCATAAGGAGGCCATGGACAATATAGGTAATACGGAAAATGCCGACCCCTTTGCTGAATAATGTCTTCACCACAGCCCCACCTTCAAAAATTTACCGAAGAGCTAAAGTCTGACGAGCTAATACAGTTCATGGTCATACTCTATTCAATCACACTAAGCCGTGACGTGATGGAGCTGAACCGGTTGGTCAGAATGATATCGAAAGTTATAGGGCCCGATGACTTTAATAAGCTGGTTCGAAGGGTTATAAGGATGATGGGCGATACGAAGTGTGGCGAAGATCTGTGCTCGGACTGGTTAATGACTCAGCTCTACGAACTCTACAGCGCATTTGGTACGGAACAAGTGGTGTAAATACTCAGCCTGTTTAGTTGAAAGCTTTAACGATAGGTCTGTCAACACGGAGAGTTAGCCTTGGCAACTTCGATTACAGTGAACGCAGCCACGCTTAACCGACCCGGAGTGTTTGTCACTCAGTCGGCTACGGGTGCGTTGCCACAGCCCTTGGCCAGCCATGCTGTAGGTTATTTGTTCGGCTCAACTCCGGCCGAAGAGTACTATGGCGCGGGTAGCGAAGGGATTTACTCAGAATTTTTACCTTATACGCCGACCCAGATTGCGTCGACTGATGACTACTTGCAGCGGATTGGTGGTTCGACTCCGACCGGCAGTCTTGGCGCACTGACAACCTACGACGCAGTCAAAGGTTTCTTCGACAACGTCGGCGTGAACGGTATTCTGTACTTTACACGTATAACTCCGACCCCGGAAACCGTAATCGATTTGAGCGCCAGCTCGGCTGGTTCGGGCTACAACGCATTTGCGCTGAAGATCAATGGTCGTTACTTCGGTACGCCGATCAACGTCCCCGACCCGGACGGCGACGAGATCAAGGTAATCACTACGACTGGTATTGACAAGTTCGATAACGCACTTGACCTTTTCAATTACCTGTCCAGTACGGAATCTGACGGTTTCTCCGACTTCTACAAGGTTGAGCAAACTGCGACCGAAGCGACTCAGGGTAAGTTCAGGATTTTTGCGCGCGATAACACTGTGCTGCCGGAAGTTGACCGGTTCGTGGCGTATAACTTCAGCGACACCGGCTATGTTTCGCCAGTCAACATCAATGTTACCGGCGTAGTCAAACTCTACACTTCGATCAAAGACATCAACTTCCGCTGCAATAGCCGGGAGATTGAGACGGGCGAATCGATTCTGTATGTTGACGGTTCAGCTCTTAGCTTGTTTATTGCCGACGCTAACGACGCAGTAGCCGGTACTTACGACCCGACCGTGATCGGCGATCTGTCCGACGCTCTGGTCGCATACCTTTCTTCGGTCGGCTTGAACAGCATTCCGGCCGACAAGGTCGTCGCAGTGTCCAAAGACTTCAGTTCGGGTGTCGGTGCGGGTGACAAATGGCCCGACTCCGCCGCGATCTACTGGAGATACGACGGTCCGAATTTCATTCGCATCCTTAGCGCTGGTAACCCTGCTGTTCCGACTGGTACGGTGAGCATGGTGGGCGGCGTGCCGGAGCGGACCGGTTATCTGCCCGACTCGGTCCAAGTGTTTTACGTCTCGATTGCGGGTGAAAACCGCGCAGTCATTGTTAACGGTAAAGATGCCGACGAATTGGCCGGCAATCTTAGAAACGAGATCGTTTCGATCCTGACCGAAAAGAACCTGGAAGGTTTCTATACCGTCGAAGCAGTTTCGTCAGGTACGAATTACAGCGGGAACAATCACGTCCCCAATAACGGTTTTGCCATAAGCAATCTGGTCTCAGTCGCCGGTGCGCCCTTTATTCGTCCTGACATCGAAGACGTTGTGCTTGCAGGTACGGTGGGGATCAGCAGCGGTACGGTGACCGGTACGAACACACTGTTTACTCAGAAACTCGGCGTCGGTAGCGTAATCGTTGTAAATGGTACGCGTTTTACTGTGACCAACGTTACCGATAACGATACTGCGACTGTAACCCCTAACAACGTCAACGTCGCGGCCGGTGCGACTGTACGGATCGATAAGTCGATCCCTAACGGTTTTAACTCCTTCGACTATGTTTTGAAAATCCGTATCACCTCGAAGAACGGTCTGGTTAGCCCGATTCTTTCCGGTGTGAACCGTCAAGGTCTGATCGACAGCAATGTGGTCA